AGTATTGGGATGAAACCTTTAAACAACAAGAACAATGCAAGTGTGGTCAGCCAAAAGTTGGTGGATATAGTTGCCAAAGAACGGATTGTAATCAAAACCTTTAACCAACAAGAACAATGAAAGAACAAGAAACAGGATGGGTATCTGCTTTAATTAAGTGTGATCTATGTGGTCATGAGTCATTATCAGTACATCATGAATCTTGTGATAAACTTGAATGTACTAATTGTGGACGCATGTCTCATTTTGAAGTTTTAGAATATTATACAGAGGAAGAATTATGAAACCAAATAAAGACTTAAATTATTTTAGAAAAAATGCTGAAGAAGACTACATTAAAACACCAATTAGTGTTCTTCGTTATATCACAGAGTTAGAAAGTACTAAAAGTACAGTAAAACAATTAATTTATTATTCTATCCTGCATTTCTTAGCAGGTATTACAATTACTTATTTACTATTAAATTAAAAAATTATGATTGAAAAAGTAAAAGATGCAATTGACAATTTCTTAAACCCTTCTGCAACATTTTTTGATGCTGAGTACACAAAAAGAAAAGCAGCTGAAGAATGTTGTGAACTTGCTACTGCACTTATGCAGAATATCAATAAGAAAGGTGCAATGAATGATCAACAGATTGAAGATGAAATTGCTGATGTACTCATGTGGGTAACTGAATTAGTAAATTACTATGATTCTACTTATATTAATGCTAGGATTGAAAAGAAAAAAACAAACTACTTTAAAAATGGAAAACTACATCATAATTATCTCTGATCCAGGTGATGAACAACCGGGAACTCATGTTACAATTAGTATATGAGAGACAACATTTACATGAAACTAACCGTCAAGGATGGTGAATTACATTTTCCCTTAAAGGCTAATGAAACAAGGTTTAAAAACTTCTTGAAATCCATCCCAGATGGTGCTCATTTAGATCTATTTATTGGGGTTACTACAGATAAAGGTAGTAATGCACAGCTTGCCAGAATACATGCCATGTGTAGAGAGATAGCCAATGAACTTGGCTATACTTTTGAAGAAATCAAACTTATGGTAAAACGTCAATCAGGCTTGTGCTTCACAAGAAATAACACTGAGTATTGCAAATCATTTGCAGACTGTGACAAATCAGAATTAAACCTTGCTATACAAGCCTGTATAGAAATTGGTGACTTTAACAACTTAAACCTTAGATGATAAGTCTTGTTGCATTTTATCATACATTGACTTTGCTTCATCAGCATTGTTTTCAACGTATGCTTTCAAGAAGTCTTTGATATCTTCATCTTTGATAGCATTTTCTACTTTTCTAACTAGATTTTGATCATAAGCTGAAGCTCTAAGTAGTTGTTGCAAAGCAAACAAAGTATAGATGTGGGCTTCCATCTCAGTTAATTGAGGTGGATTCCCCGCTGTATTAGGAGATAATAACTCCTCAAACTTCTTAAACATTGGAGGGATAGTAGATTTATCCTCAATGACTTTTGTTAGGAAATAAACTAGAATCCTTTCAAGACCTAGGATAAAACCTGTATTAATTTCTAATCCCTTAAGATTTTGGGTTAAGTCATAAACTTCTCCCGCAGAGTATTTTTCTTCAGACATAATTGTATGATTTAAAAGCAAATATATGGAAAAAACAATAAACATCACAGACATTAAAGAAAAACTTTCAAAGATCATGATTGCTCATGACTGGAAGGCTTTAGAGTTCTTCCTGGATCAATTTGAGTTTCAAATTTTGATGGAAGAATTAATTCAAGAACATACACTTGGTCATAAATTCACACCAAAAATAAGTGAAGCATTTAATGGTATTCTTACATGCCCTTCTAATAATGTAAAAGTTATTATGATTGGTCAAGATCCCTATCCTCAAGCAGGAGTTGCTGATGGAATATCATTTAGTTGTAGCAAAACAATGAAAGAACAACCCTCATTAAGACATATCTTTAGTGAGGTAGAAAAATTATACCCGGAAGGGTATGAAAGAGACCCAAACCTACAAAAATGGACCCGACAGGGTATAATTATGCTGAATACAGCACTTACTTGTAGAGTTGGAGAGATTGGTTCTCATTATCATATATGGAAAGGCTTTACTGCATTCTTCCTTGATTATGTTAATAGACGTCATAAGGATTGTATAGCCGTTCTTCTTGGTAAGAAAGCTGAAGAATGGGCACAATACCTTAATAATCTGGATGTTATCCGGGTTAGTCATCCTGCATCAGCTGCATACACCGGAGGTCATTGGGATAGCAATGATCTTTTCAACACTATAAACAAAAAGCTGAATAAGCTTGGAAAAGAGAGTATAATTTGGTAAATTTGATAGCTAAAAAATGTGGGAACTATTACAGAAAATACTAGAATATAAGATTACACCTAACACGTGTTTGTTCTTATATTCTGTCAGAGAAAATGTTCAATGCCCTTTTGTTAAACATGAAGATTGTATACATGAACTCATTAATGCTGAGTTTATTACATATGATTTGAGTGATACTGGTAGAGTAATAACTATCACAGAAAAGGGTATGGCATTCATTTATTTATTAGATAATTATTTTGTTAAGGCTAAAAAGAAAACTAACATCCAACTGATGGGAAAAGAATTTGTACAACAGATTGAGTTGTACAGAGACACCTTTCCAAAAGGTAAGTTACCAAGTGGTATGCCAGCAAGAAATAATACAAAGGCTCTTGGAGAATCATTTAGATGGTTCTTTGAAGCATTTGATTATACTTGGGAGGAAGTACACAAAGCAACTAAGATGTATGTTGATGAATACAGAGCAAATAATTATCTCTATATGCAAACAAGTCAATACTTCATTGCAAAACAAGACAAACACAAAGTCAAAAAGTCTACACTGGCTGACTATTGTGATATGGTAAGAGATGGAGTTCAAACTGATACACAGCATTTTACAGAAAGAGTAGTATGAGTAAACCAGAAAAAGCCTGGAACGGGCAATATGCTTCATTCAATGAAGCCCTTAAGTATATGCAGAAAAGATCTGCTGGACTTGAAAAGTCTATATATACACCATGGCCCAAGTTCAATGATGCTACAACAGATGGTTTAGAATGGAATACACTTACTGTAATAGGAGGAAGACCTGGTTCAGGTAAAACTCTAATTAAAGATCAAATTATCAGGGAATCATTTTCACTGAATCCCAATGATGATTTCAGAGCTTTAGAATTTCAGTTTGAGATGGTTGGTAGAACATCTGCTTTAAGAGAGTTCTCATCAATCACTGGTAAAACATACAAAGAATTATGTAGTGCCGGTTCTAAACTAACTAATGATGTCTTGAACAAATGTCATGAGTATGCAAAAGGAAGAGTTAAATATCCTGTTGATATTATCAGTACACCAATGACTGTCAATCAAATGCGTGAGCAGATTGATATGTACATGGATGCTCATAAAGGACAGAAGACTATTATAACTCTTGACCACACAATGTTGGTAAAAAGAGCACCTTATCAAAACAATAGCTTAGATATGCTATTTGAGTTAGGAGAATTTTTTACCCAAACAAAGAGGGATTATCCTGTTCTATTTATTGTGCTTTCACAGCTTAATAGAAATATTGATAATCCAGATAGAGCTGTAGATGGGAAGTATGGTAACTACATATTGGAATCAGATATATTTGGTTCAGATGCAATGTTACAGCATGCTGATACTTTGATTGGTATTAATAGACCTGCTAAACAAAAGATTAGATATTATGGTCCTGATAGATATATCATTGAAGATGATGCAACTTTGGTTCTACATTTCTTAAAAGCACGTAATGGTGATACAAGAATGAGCTTTTTCAAAGGCTTATTTGCACAAATGGAAATTATGGAAATGCCAACTCCTCCAACACAAACCCGATGATAAGTACTAAAAACCAAGAAAAACAAATGACTCCAGAAGAAAGAAAATCAAAAGTCAATTTATTAAGATCTGAACATCAAGATTACTTTGATGCTTCAGGAATGCCAGATGCTTTGTTTATTCCAAAGATGGCTTATAGACCCCCAGGGAAAGATGATTTGTATATCAGTTTCTTTCCTAGTGAATTACAAAAAAGTCAGGATATCTACACTGAGTTTGTAAGTATTGATTATGATTCTGAAGATCCAAAAAGAACATTGTATCTTCTAAAGAATAATCCATACTGGAAAGAAGAGTATGAACTTACTACTTCTAATGCAGGCTTTGAAAGATACTTGATCCCTGTAGCTGAATTGAAAGTTATTAATGATGCTTCTAACAGACATGCCTCTGAAGTAAAGGAAATCTTGAATCTTCAAGAATTACCTGACCCGGATGAGAAGTTCTCTTACAGAGGTATAGTTGATGCTTTAGACAGAATTGCCAATGCAATAGAAAGAATTGAAAGTAGATTAGAAAAGAAAAAGTAAACAGTAAATCAAGTAAATATGGCACAAAGTGTATTAGTAATTGCTGAGTCAGGCTCAGGTAAATCAACATCCATTAGGAACTTAAATCCTAGTGAAACGGTAATCATTAACATTGCTAACAAACCTTTACCTTTTAAAGGTTGGAAAAGCAAATACACAGCTTTGGATAAAGAAAATCCTAAAGGAAATCTATTAAGTGTTTCCTCCGGTCCGGGTGTATTGAAAGCAATGTTGCATGTTAGTGAGAAGATGCCACACATCAAGAACTTAGTTATTGATGACTGGCAATATATGTCAAGCTTTGAATACTTTGACAAAGCAGCTGAGAAGGGTTATGATAAATTTACTTCTATTGCAGCAAATCTTGCAGCAGTTGCTAAGGCACCAAAAGATCTCAGAGATGATCTCTATGTGTTCTTTTTAACACACTCAGAGGACAGCACTGATATCAACGGTAAACGTAGAATCAAAGCCAAAACTGTAGGTAAAATGATTGACAACTCTCTTACATTAGAAGGTTTGTTCTCAATTGTTTTATTTGGTAGAGTAATTAAAGAAGATGATGGTAAGCTTAACTATGTGTTTGCAACACAAACAGATGGTGAGAATACCTGTAAATCCCCAATGGGTATGTTTGAGGAGGAGTTCATTGAAAATGATCTTCAACTTGTTAAAGAATGTATCCAGAAGTATGAAAATGAATAGTAACTTTAAATTTTAAAAATCAAATCACATGTTTAGTACAAAAAACGTTTCAGCAAACAGAGTAAGTCCAGTAATTGGACCAGGTAATCACAAAGTAAAAATCAACAGTTTGAGCTTTGATGCTACCCCTTATGATCCACAAGCATTTAATATCATTTTAAATGTAGAAACAGAACCAGTTGGTGGAGAATTCCAAGGTTTCTTGGTAGATGCAGACAATCAAAATGGACCACGTTACAAAGGTCAGGTTGGACGTGTTAGAATGTCTCCTTATCCTTATAAAGATACAACTCTTCCTACAGGTAGAAAGATTGTAGCTGCAGATGAGATGGTAAAAGCAATTGCTTTCTTAGCAGATGTTACCGGTAAGAGAGATGAAGTAGACATGATTGAAGCTAACTCACTTGAGCAGTTTTCAAATGCATGTAAGCAAATCTTCAAAAACACTGAGTACATTAATGCTTGCATTGGTGGCCGTGAGTGGGAAAATAATGATGGTTATGTAAATGTAGATTTACATTTGCCACGTTTATCTAAGACAGGTTTACCACTTGAAGCAGTAGATTCTACAGCAGGTAGATTGTTGACTTTCAATTATGATGAGCATGTAAGAAAGCTTGTTAAGAAAGAAGCAGCAGCAACTTCTGGATTTGAGCCTACTTCAGGTAACTCAGGAGATGATTTTGATCTATAATTAGTAATCAGTTAAATAAGGGAGGGCCTCCGGGCCTTCCCTCTTTAATTTATGTTCAGTACAAAAAACGTTATTGTTGAAGTAAACCAGGTTCCAAGCTATTGGGCTTTTCAGTATTACTTAGGTCTTAATGAAAAACTTACAGGTCAGGATATCAAAATTAAATCTGCATGGAATCCTTCAGAAAGGACTCCTAGTTTCTGCATTTATGTAGATAAAGTACAGAGGCAGTATTTATTTAAAGATTTCTCAACTGGTAAGTTTGGTAATAAGATTACCATTGTCATGGAGCTATTTGGTATTGATTATGCCACAGCCTGTGATAAACTTGTCCATGATTATAATGTCTTTATAAAGAATCAAGGTCAAGAATCTGTTGAGCTTAACCCACAGACTAAGTGGGAACTGGATTATGTTAATCCAAGAAAATGGAATACTTTAGACTCTGCTTATTGGTTAAGTTATAGAATAGGAAAGACAATGCTTGAAGAATTTAATGTCAAGCCTGTTGAGTATTATAATATGATTAAAGAGGAAGATGGTACTGTCAGTAAATTGAAAATTGAAGGTGAGCACATCTATGCTTACTGTGATAAAGACGGTAATCCATATAAGATCTATCAACCATTTAAGAAGAAGCACAAGTTCCATAAGCTTAAATCACACATTCAAGGTCTTGATCAACTTAAGTATGACCAACCCTATTTAGTTATTTGCTCTTCATTGAAAGATGCAATGTGCTTAAAAGGATTTGGTTATAACATAGAGGTTATAGCACCGGACAGTGAGAATACAGTTATTAAAGCTTATATCATTGAGAATCTTAAGACAAAGTACAAGAAGATAATAACTTTATTTGATAATGATGATGCAGGACATAAGGCTATTGAAAGATATGCAAAAGCATATAATATCAACGGAACAGCCCTAACTATATGCAAAGACATATCAGATGCCGTTAAAGAACATGGCTTTGAACAAACACATCAACATTTAAAACCGCTTTTAAAGGAAGCATTATATAAAGTATGAAGTTTTTTATACCAGGAAACGTACCATCATCAAAGAATGGTAGACGTTGGACCGGCAAATATTTTATTGCCAGTAAAACAGTAGTTAATTACAGAAAGACTGCAAAGAATTATTATGTACAATATGCTGATGCATTCAAAGCTGAATTAGCTAAACACACACTTCCTGTGGAAATAGGCCTTACATTTATTAGAGGTACCAAACATAAGTTTGACTATATTAATCCAGCCCAGACTGTTCAAGATGACATGGTCACATTTGGTTGGATAGAAGATGACAATGTTGATTTCATTAAACCTGTGTTTTTTGATTATCAATATGATAAGGTAAATCCAGGAGTAATAATTGAAATAAATCCTAATGGCAAAACTATCACAACAAATCCTACCAATTCTGGTAAAGCTAAAAGACAAAGGAATAAATAAAATAGAGATTACTTTCTCTGGATCAGGAGATAGTGGTGATATTGATGACTTAATCTATTATGATGTCACAGATAAATACTACTATTCAAGAGACATGGTTAAAAATTCATACATGACTGATGAAGAGTATAACTTATTACAAAATGACTGCTATGAGTTTATTGATGACGCCATTGAAGGTGCTGATTGGTATAACAATGAGGGTGGTTTTGGTAATATTACTATTGATCTTGATACTATGACTGCTAACGTAGAGTATAGTCAAAGAACTGTAGAAGAATACTCTTGGGAAGATCTATCTTTATTTGATATTTAATGGCCCATCCAAACTTGCATGCTAAAAGCTCTGCAAGAAAATGGGGAGGAAAACCTGAAGATTATTTACATATTCATGAGTGGTTTGATGAAACTAAGTCTTGGCTTGGTCATTCAAATCATAGGCTTTTCCGTCACCATAGTGAAGGCATCTTTGAAGCAGAAAAATTATTTGGAAAAAGTTTTATCAACTCAGATGGTAAAACAGTATACACAAGATATGTTGGAGAACAACATGTTAAGGAGGATTGCAACAATTACATTCCTTCTGCAAAAGAATGGATAGTTCAGTTAAATTCCAAGGTTCGTCCAGACTGGATGAAGAAAACACTAGAAATAAATGATTGATACAAAATTAGAACTAGCAGAATTGTTGGAGTTACAACGCATGCTTAATGCCGGGAAAGAAGATTTTGAAATTGCTGTAAGTAATATCATAAACTTAAACTTGGATTCAGTGTATGTAAAACTTCTTTCTAAAGGTATCCAGTCTCATAGGAGACGTGATTACCTAAACAAATTTGGATTTGATAATCTAAGTTTATTGAGTTTTGATAACATCTATGATGAAATTAAAACTAATCCTGAACTAATTGAAGATGAGACATTAAAAACTTACTTCTTTGATTGTGTTACACGTTTAGTTTATAGTTCAGTGGATAGTCTTGGGCTACCCATAGATGGTGTACATGTAAAAGTTAAATGGCCTAAAAATGCAAAACGTAATTGACAAAATATCAAAGGCTTCTAAGCTATTGATATTCACAGAACCTTTTTATGGTTTGTTCTTGATTGGTCTCAACAAAAAATATAGAAAAGATATTCCTACTGCAGGTGTTAGTAAACACGGTATTGGTGTACAGCTTTCTATAAATCCAGATTTTGTTGATCCCTTATCTGAAGAACATACAACAGGTCTTTTGAAGCATGAGCTTCTGCATATTGCTTTTGGTCACTTGACTGTAAAGGATATGTATCCGGACCACAGACTATTTAATATTGCAGCTGATCTTGAGATCAACCAATATATTGATAGCAAATATTTACCTGAAGGTGGATTAACTCTTGACCAGTTTCCAGAGTTGAATCTTCCTGCTAAGGCCGGTACAAAAGTTTATTATGACTTGCTTCAACAAGCACGTGATAATGGTACTTCAGAAACACTTGAGAATATTATGTCTCAAATGGATGGTGAAAGTATTTATGATCACAAGACTTGGCAAGAGTTTGATGATTTATCAGAAGCTGAGAAGAAGCTTATTGAAAAACAGATTGATCATCAGCTTAAGGAGGCAGCTGAGCAAACAGAGAAAAGACAAGGTCATTTACCTGGTGAGTTAGCTGAGATATTTAGAAGACTTTTTACAATTGAACCTCCAAAGTTTGATTGGAAAGCTTATCTCAGAAGATTTGTTGGGAATTCATCTATTGTCTTTACAAAGAAGCTCAGGAGAAAGTATAATAAAAGATACAGTGAGAATCCCGGATTGAAGATTAAACATAAGAATCACATACTTGTAGGTGTAGATACATCTGGATCTGTAAGTAGTGATGAACTTAAAGAATTTATGAATGAGTTACATCACATGCATAAAACTGGTCACAAGATTACAGTTGCACAGTGTGATACTCAGATTAATTCTGTTGAAGACTTTAATCCTAAAAAAGATTGGAACATCAAAGGCCGTGGAGGTACTGATTTCCAACCAGTAATTAATCATTTTAATGATCACGGGCGTTATACAGCTCTTATATATTTAACAGATGGTGAATGTAGTTCTCCTGAGAACTGTCCTAAGAATACTTTATGGGTTCTTAGTAGCAGATCTCATAAGACAGAACATTTACCTGGTAAAACAATTCAATTAAACTAATCAATTATGGCACAAGTAAATTTAAACATTGATGACCTCAAAGGTTTCGTAAACCACATTATTAACAACAACAGATTCTTACAAGCTCAAGGTAAACCACCGGTTGCTATTGAAGTTATGGGTGAATCAGGTATTGGTAAGACTTCAACGGTTGTTGAACTTGCTCAAGAACACAATTTAAATTTTGTAAAGTTAAACTTAGCACAGATTGAGGAGCTTGGTGATTTAGTAGGTTTTCCTGTACGTCAGTTTCAGATGTACAAAGAACAGGCTATGTCAACAAACTCTCCAGATTTAGTAAATTACACAGCAGCTCAAAGAGCAGCAGCTTCTTCTGATCTAGCTAATATGGCTGGAACTGTAGTTAAGAAAGTAGGAATTTGGGTGGATGAACTTGCTGTATCTGAATATCTAAAGAATGGATATAAGATGACAGGTAAGAACAGAATGTCTTACTGTGCTCCTGAATGGATTGCAGATAAAAAAGAAGGAGGCATTCTATTACTTGATGACTGGAACCGTGCTGATGTGAGATTTATTCAAGCGGTTATGGAATTGATTGACCGTCAGACTTATATCTCATGGTCTCTTCCAAAAGATTGGCACATCATCTTGACATCAAACCCGGACAATGGTGATTACATGGTTAATTCTGTGGATGCTGCACAAAAGACACGTTATATTACTGCAAACTTGAGGTTTGACATTAATGTATGGGCACGTTGGGCAGAGGAAGCAGGTATTGACTCACGTTGTATTAACTTCTTGTTGATGCATCCTGAATTAGTTACAACTGAAACTAATGCAAGATCTATTACAACTTTCTTCAATGCTATTTCTAGCTTTGATTCATTTGAGGATAACTTAGGTATGATCCAAATGATTGGTGAAGGTTCTGTAGGAGATGCATTTGCAAGCATGTTCACTGTATTTATTAATAACAAACTGGACAAGCTGGTTACACCTAAAGATTTGTTGACACATGATAATGAGTCATACATCTTGGGTGAACTTAAGTCTTGTATTGGTAGTGGTGATAACTACAGAGCGGACATTGCTTCAACTCTTGCAACACGTTTAGCTAACTATGCAGTTGTATATGCAAAAGACAATACAATTAGCCAGAAAGTAACTGACCGTTTGATTTCTCTTTCTACTAAGGATTACTTTACCAATGACTTAAAGTATTTGGTAGTACGTACAATCTTTAATGGTAACAAACAGAAGTTTAACAAGATGATGATGAATCCAGATATCATCAAAATGACAATGAAGTAATGGCAAGTAAATCTGTTTATCAAGATTTAGATCAAACAGTATTACAACACTTTGGATTAGATAGTGCCCCTGTTTATGGGGTGCTATCTTCTTCAAATCTTGACACTGTTGATCCAGTATTATGTGTTCAAGATCCGGACAAGTATGAATATATAAAAGACAAACTTTTAAGTGAAACAACATTTAGTTGGAAAACTTTGAAGAGAGCTTTTGTATTACCTAAGTGTCCCGTATCACTAGATAGAATTAAAGTTGTTGCCAAAGAGCATGACATTGTAATTGTTGGGGATTATGAAAAAGCAGATTTTATTATTAGTCATGATGACTTTTATGAATCTCTTAATAACTCTGAGACAATCAAATCAACTCTTCTTTTGGCAAAACTTTGGAATTATGAGGTTATAGATAATACGTCAGGTAGAATACCTACTGTAGATAACTCTAACTTTGAATGTATTTATGATGACAAATGGACTAAGAAAGTTAACAGTTGGAATTGTAATACAACAAATCTATATGACTCTTGGATGATAACCGGGATGGCTCTTAATATTGCATATGCATTAGAGACCGGCACTCTTCAAGGAGTTATTAATGTAGATACATTAATGCATTCTGCAACTAGTACGTCAGAACTAACTGAAGATTTACTTGAAACAGTTGGAAATATGATCAGTAGTTATAGTGATGATGATACTGAGATAGTTGCTAAGATATTACCTACTATTGATAATGGTAAGAACCATCATCTGCTATGGGCTTTAATGAAAAGGATTGATCATAATCTTTATAAGTTCAATAGAAATAAGGATGTACAGTTCTGGATAAACAATCTTAAGTACAAGTACTCTAGACTGGATGCCCAAGGTATGATTCTACAATTAGAGAAGGATGAGATATTAGACACCAAATCTTTTAAATATCTAGAACCTATTTGCAGAAAAGAAATCACAATCTACAACAGAGATCTATATGTATTTAATGTATCTGTAAAACCTAAATACCAACAATATTTGAAATGAAATCATTCTTATTAATATTAGAAATAAAGGCTGAGGCAGGTACACATAAAATTCATGTAAATGCTCCTCAAACTGAAAAGCCTGTAATTATTTTCAGACATGGAAATACAGGCAATCTTCACTATAGTGTTAAAACACTTGATGTAAATAAGATATCTTTACAAGATAAAACTATTTATAGATATCCTAAGCTGGTATTGCCAAGAAATAAAGTGGATGTTCTGAAAGAAAAGTATAACTTATCTGTAGTAAGAACACCTGATACAGCTGATTACAAAATTATATCCAGTGATTATATTGATTCACTTCTTGAAAGAAAGTGGACTGATACAGTTATGTTTGATGCATTTGTTGAATACTATAAGAAAACAATAAATCACTGGGATACTGCAAGTACTGAACGTGCAATAGAATACATCAAAAGTATTAGAGAAGGTGATGAAAAGATTGCTATTAGTATTAAAAGCAATATGAGTTGGAGTTTTCACAACACCACTGCTTATGATATCACTAGAGAAATACCATCAGTGGAAGACAGAGCTTCTTATATCTCTGATGAAGAGACATTAAAAAGCATTTTAGCTGCTAAAAATTTAATATTTGATACTGCACTATGTGGTGTCACTGTTGAAGATTCAATTATTCTTGGAGAGACTGAGTATAACAACTTGGTTACCATGATTAACAGTAATGATACAGACAATATTAATTTGGTACTGGAGATGATGGCTAACTCTAATGTTGAAAAATCATTTGACATTATTGCTTTGCTATTCTACATGCATCATCACACACTCAAAGATAGAAGTTCTAACTGGACCAGTGTGAATGTTAAAACTTTAAGGAAGAGATTTAATAACTTCATCCCTTATGGTAATCTTAATGTTCACTACTATGACAGATTGCTTAAAAATCTTATTGAGGAAAACTTCTTAACTGAATTTGCATTCAAAGTTGTATCAGTCAAAATGCTTGAGCATCTTGTAACATCTGTTGGTTTTAACCAAGAGTCTGTTTTTGATATCAAGCTAGAAGATGTAAAACTTAAAGCACAGTTTCAAGAAAGAATGATGAAGAAAAATGACTTAGGTATTGATGTTATAACTAAGGAAACTTCATATTTACCTTTTTAGGGAGATGCCATAATTGATAGGGGGATTTCTTAATGAGATCTCCCCACTCCCTTCTTTTTAAAACAAACAAATCATGACAGATAAAGAAAAAGAGTTTTACTCAAAGCCGTTCAAGTTCAGCTATTCATCTTTGAATAAGCTGTTATTTTCTCCATCCCTTTTTTATAGAGATTATATCCTAGGGGACAAAGAGGAGAAGCTAGATAAACATTTAATTGAAGGTAAGCTTATTCACTGCTTAGTTTTTGAACCTCAGAAACTAGAAGAGAAGTTTAAGATTGTACCTGGGAAAACACCAACTGATAATGTCCGAAAGATCCTACATAAACTAGCAGAAAGCTTGTTAATGACGGATAAATCAGACATTGATCTTATGTCTGAAGGTCTTCAAGAAAAGATACTTGAGATCTTAAAAGAAGAGAATCTGTATCAAAGTCTTAAAGAAGACTCAGCTAGAGTAGTTAAGATTCAGTGTGATGAAAACTTAGAGTATTGGAAGTTCATTAACAATCCAAAGGTTGATGTTGTAGATCAAGACACTCTTGCTAAATGTAAAGAGCAGGCTCAGATCATAATAGATAATGAAGATGTCAAGGTTCTTTTTGCAAAGAAGGAAACTGACTTTGCTTTAGATCCTATTCAAACATTTGCTGAGAAATACTTAGAGTGTGATTTGAATGATGAATTACCATTTGGTTTAAAAGGATTCATTGACTTCTATCAGATTGATGATGAAGCTAAAGTAGTTACAATTTGTGACTTAAAGACTAGCGGAAAAGCTCTTGCTGATTTTCCTGAAAGCATTGACTTCTATAATTACTGGCTCCAGGCCTCTATCTACTGCAAACTAGTTTATGAAAATCTTCCTGAAGAAAAGAAAGATTATGATATTTTGTTTAAATTTGTGGTAATTGACCGTTACAATCAGGTATATCCTTTTGATGTGTCTCAGTCAACTTTAGCAAATTGGGCAGAAGAGTTTGGGAATGTAATTAGTAAAGCTGCTTATCATTACACAAACAACAATTATAAACTACCTTATGAGTTTATAACTGGAAAAGTAGTGTTATAATATGAAAATTGTATACACAGAGTATTTTCAAAAAAGCAAAGTCTTCTTGTATCCTTTATTGGGATTAAGGAAAGGCCTTGAGTATGTCCCGGCAGATACTTACATCTGCTGGGATAAACTCTTTGATACCAAAGACTACAAACTTATATGTGTATACGAGACTGAAAAGACAGTTGACTTTAAAAACTTTGAATTAAAACACCTGAAAAACCATAGTCTATTGGATTTTTACCATGACTTTGGTAATAAACAAGCTTATGTATTTGACATGAAAACTTACAAGCATGATCACATGATGTTTGCTAAAGGTCATTACTCTAAGATATCAATAGGTACCAAGAATAAAATCTTACAGTACTTTGGTTCTAAGGGTAAAGCTTCAGACTATATTGAAAGTTTTCTTAATCCATCTGGATTTCATGAAGTATATGCAGAAAGTTTAGGAGTCAACGTGGAGCTAATCAAAGAAGTTTATGAAGTTTGTAGTAAACCTGATATAGTTAAAGAAACACTGTGTGAAAAAATTCCTGAAGATTTGCAATTTTTAAAAGATAAATTTATATCTTTGAAGCAAAACCAATAATAACAATGGCAGAAAAATCATCCTTTGGAACAAACATGATGCTGATTAGTTCAGCATTTAGAGGAGTAAAATCCTTCAGTATGATCCCAGTTACTCAAGATTGTCCCTATGTAGAGGCAATGTTTGATCCTACATCTGGAATACTTGCAGTTATCAGCAAGGTAAAGAAACAAGCTATGCACATGGTGCCTAGACTTGATGAAAATGGTCAACCAATCAGACTTAAAGCTCCTAATATGGAGACAGGTAAAACTGTAAAAGAGCAAAGATTGCAGATTGAAACTTTCTCTGAAATTTACATTACAGAAAAAGAAGAAATTGTACAATTTGTTTATATGTTTGCAGTTAATGCTGAGCAGTTTGATATTGCCCCTTTCTTTGTTGATGTAAAGGAAACTAAGACTTCAAGCATTATAATGCCTTAAGTTTTTATTCCTATGAAACCATAATCAAAGGGGTACGTTGTATCCCTTTTTTTTTCCTTATGCAGTTAATAACCACACACCCAATTAAAAAATCAGACTTAGGCTTTCACGCAAATCTATTTGGTGGAAAGCTACTTGCCTGGTTAGATGCAGCAGCTGCAGCATTTGCCATGGAAGTATGTGATACACCACGTATGGTTACGGTTATGATTGATAAGTGCATATTTAAAAAACCTGCCAAAGAGGGACAGCTAATTAAAATCTATGGAGAAGTTAATCATGTTGGTAATACCAGCATGACCTTCTACATGGAAGCTAGAGCACACAATGTTTATTCAGGTAATCAGGTTGTTATTCTATCAACCAATATAAGGTTTGTTAGAATTGATGAGAATGGAGATCCCATTCCTTTATCTTCAAATGTAAAACAGAAATATAAAAATCTAAGCAAGAATGAATCATTGGATAATGGATTATGAGACATTGAGGAATTGCTTTGTTGCAGTATTTGAACATTACAAGACCTCAGAAAGAAAAGTTTTCATTGTTCATGATTTACAAAATGACTTTGAAGACTTCATAGGATTCTTAAAAGAGAATGAAGAGAACAGAGAGTGGCATATATCTTATAATGGTTTGGCCTTTGATGGTCAAGTTACCCATTATATTATAGAAAACTATCCTCTGTGGGTTAATCTAGGCGGTTGCCAGATTGCTGAGATTATTTATCAGTATGCTGCAAAGTGTATTGCTAAAAGTGACACAAAAGAATTCCAGGATTATCCATTATGGAAGATGTGTATAGGTCAGATTGATTTATTTAAAATGCATCATTGGGATAATCCCGCAAAAAGATCTAGTCTAAAATGGATCCAGTATAGTATGGATTGGGAGAACATCTTAGAGATGCCTATCCATCACAATACTTTAATAGAAACTAAAGAACAGATAGACACAATTGTGGGTTACTGTATTAATGACGTACAATCCACCAAAGAAATATTTAAAAGATCTGAATCACAAATTAGATTAAGAAAAGAACTAACCAAGACATATGGTATCAATTTGTATAGTGCCTCTGAACCACGGATAAGTAAAGAACTATTTGCTTATTACATGTCAGAGAAACTTAATATACAAAAGAAAGATATCAAGGCCATGAGAACCTACCGCAGTAGCATTAAACTGGCAGATATCATCTTACCTTATGTCCAATTCAATTCACCTGAATTTAAATCCCTTCTACAAAGATTCCGGGCTGTTGAACTCAGTCCAGAAAATTTGAAAGGTGGTTTCAAATACTCCGTTAACTATAAAGGTGTTACAACACACTTTGGTTTAGGTGGTGTTCATGGTGCAAGAAAAGCAGGCATCTATAAATCTGATGATGAATTTGTTATCATGTCTTCAGATGTTACATCCTTTTATCCTAATCTTGTTATCAGGAATAAATGGTCACCCGGTCATTTTCCAGCAGAGCAATTTTGTGATCAGTATGAATGGTTCTTTGAGGAAAGAAAAAAGATTCCTAAGAAGGACCCAATGAATTATGTTTACAAAATTATCTTGAACTCAACCTTTGGTTTGAGTAATGATAAGGATAGTTTCTTTTATGATCCTGAGCTTACCATGAGAATTACAATTAACGGTCAGCTAAGTCTGATGATGTTATATGAAATGATTATGGAAAGAATACCAAATGCAGTTGCTCTAATGCAAAACACAGATGGTATTGAGACAAGGATTCCTAGAACTTATATGGATGAGTATATGAAAATCTGTGAAGAATGGGAACAACTAACTAATCTTTCTCTTGAACATGATGAGTACCAAAAATTGGTACTTGGAGATGTCAATAACTATATTGGTTTGAATAACTTCAAGCAAGTAGATATTACTACCTGGAGAAACATTAAGAAAGACTACCCACACTATTTGTTTAAAGTGGACGGTGATAAGTTTATGTATGCACCGTCTAAACTTAAAGGCAGATTTGACTTCTATGATCTAGCTCTTCATAAAAACAAATCCAAATTAATTATTCCAAAAGCCATTTACTATTATTTCATACATGATATTCTCCCTCATGATTATTTAGAACAGAACAAAAACATCCTAGACTATTGCATTGGTAGTAAATCTAGAGGTGAATGGAAACAAGTTGCTAAAGCAATCAGAAATGGTGAGTACTATGAAGAAGACCTGCAGAAGATCAACAGATACTATGTTGCTAAAGTAGGTGGTAATAAGGAGGTTAAGATAATCAAGGTAAATACAGTAGACGGAAGACAAATCCAGTTAGAAGCTGGTAAATGGATGCAAAAGCTTTTTAATAAGATAGAAGTTAAACCACAGTGGGAAAGCTATGGTATTGACAAGTCTTATTATATTGAAGCTATTGAATCTGAAATTAACAATATCATGAACGTATCAGCAAATCAACTATCTCTATTTTAATATGAACTACTCAGAATTAGAATCCGCAGTAGAGCAGTGGGCTTTGGACAAGGGAATCTTGTCCAAGGCTACACCTATGGCTCAAGCTCTAAAAACTTTAGAAGAAACCACAGAGTTTTGTAGAGCAGTAAACACAAATGACCGTCTTGAAATTGTTGATGCAATGGGAGACATTATGGTCACACTTATTATCCAGGCTAAAATGCAAGACCTCAGACTTGAGGAGTGCTTAGAGTCTGCTTATAATGTTATTAGTAAACGAACTGGTAAGATGGTCAATGGTCAGTTTGTAAAAGATAAGTAATGCAAAGGCATGACTTTGATGAAGATGACTTTAAAACGTTTCTTTATCTTTTACTTTATCTCTGCATCATGATGTTCTTATCATTTTTATTATTGTAAATATGGAAGATAAACAAATTGTATACAACTCTGTAACTTGTCAAGAGTGTATGGAAACTATTGTAAGTTACCATAGACATGATTATAATACATGCAGTTGTCCAAATAATGCAATGGTAGATGGAGGTACAGCGTATCTTAGATATGGTGCCAAAGACATGAGTAAAATCAAAATCTTTGCAGTATATGCTGATGATGACTTTGAACTTGTAAGAAAGTATGCTACACGTGGTAGCCGAGGAATTGATGGCAAAGAACCATTGCACTGGATACCACTATGTGAAATGGAAGATGATCATCTTGAAGCTGTATTAGATTACGGAGGAGCTGATTGGCATTTAGATCTTATTAAAAAAGAAATTCAATACAGAAAATTAAATGGTCACACTAGCAAAACTTCCTAAAAACCATGTTGTAGTAGCCTTAAATATGGTTGGGATTAATGTTGATCCTAACTTAGCAGATCTAATTCAAAATACAATTCATGAGACAATTCACATGGGTGTTGACTTTGATTTAATGACAGCTGCTAAATTACGTGCTGACTATGAATCCTCTATATCTAATACATTAGTTGAATTAAATGCTCAATACAGAGTACTAAGTCAACTATATAATCCTAAAAGTAAGCATAGTACTCAGATAGAAATGGGAAAAATGCTTGACAAAATCCTTAAGGATATTGAAACAATTAATAAAAAAGTAAATGGAACAAAAAATTAACCGTAGAAATTTAAGTGGGATTTACATATTCCACAAGTTTGAAGATGAAGAGCAGCGTGAACCAACTTGTTTTGAAGATTGCCCTGAAGAGGTACAAGACAAATGGATTGAGTCTCTGGAACCAGAAGCTGTAAAGAACTTGGCCAAGCAACTTGGTAAAGTTGTTAGAGGTCTTGGTGATCATTTTGACATTTTAGCCGGAGAAGAATGAGACTCATAGGTATTAGTGGTAAAATTGGTGCAGGTAAAGACACTGTTGGTGTCATTATCAGACAGTTAGCAATCACTAACAACGGTGCTGACTGGGACATTAGAAAGTTTGCAGGTAAGTTAAAGATTGTTGCAAGCTTGCTAACCGGAATCTCTATAGAAAAGTTTGAGGACCAGGAGTTTAAGAAAACTATCTTGGGTCCTGAATGGGGTAAAGAAACTAAATCAAATCCATTAAATGCAATTGAGCCATTCAAGGATGTCACATTTGTAGAAATGATGAGTGTTAGGGACTTACTTCAGAAACTAGGAACAGAAGCAATGAGAAATGGACTTCATCAAAATGTATGGGTCAATGCTCTATTTGCTGACTTCAAAGAAGATATGCATTGGGTTGTCACAGATATGAGATTTCCTAATGAGTACAAAGCTATTAAAGATAAAGGTGGAATCACAATTAGAGTTAACAGACCCGGACATGGTACATCTATGACGGATCTTGCTAGTGCACATCCAAGTGAAACTGCATTAGATGGCTTTGAGTTTGACTACACAATTAACAATGATGGAGATCTTGAGAAGCTTATTAGCCTTGTTAGAGAGATTCTGGAAAAAGAAAATGTAATATGACATTCAACATTGACTTTGATGGAACAGTTGTATCTCATGACTTTCCACACGTAGGAAAAGACATTGGTGCAGTACCGGTATTAAAAAAGTTAACTGATGCTGGTCACCAGTTAATTCTATTTACTATGAGAGCTGATAGATCTGAAAAAAAAGCAACAGGTGATCCTACTATTATGGATGTAACCGGTAACTTTTTAACAGATGCTGTCAACTGGTTTAAACAGAATGATATTCCCTTGTATGGAATTCAGTCTAATCCAACTCAGCAGAATTGGACAACAAGTCCAAAGTCATATGCTGAAGTTATGATTGATGATTCTGCTTTGGGATGTCCCTTAAAACTAGACTTAACAACATCACCTAGACCATTTGTTGATTGGATTAAAGTTGAAGAAATCTTAATTGAAAAAGGAATTTTATGAATAAAGTAGAACTTTTAGGATACTATGGAACTGATTTGGTTCATGCACAATCTGCATGGACCAGCACTTCCAGAGATTTATCTGAAGAAAAATTAGAAAGAGTTGAAAAACTTCTAGACATGTTGGCCTCAGAAGGACACCATACTCCATTTGAGAAATCTAGTTTACATTTTTTAGTAACTGTAGATCAAGCTACTCACATTCATTTATTAAAACACCGTATTGGAGTTTCCATTAATGGTGAGTCTGCTAGATATAAAGAACTAAAAGAGGACAGAATGTATTTACCTGAAGACTTTAAAGGTATTCCTTTATCAGAAGACTTGTATTTACATGATGAAAATTCTGATGATGAATTATCTTGGAAGGTAAATGCTGATGACTGGTATCAGGTAATAGAAGATTTTACTGAAATATCAAATTACCTTTATCATGCATGTCTTAAAGATCTAACACCTGTTCTTGGTAGAAAGAGGGCTAAGGAATCAGCCAGATTCTTTAAAACTTTTAACTCACAGATCACTATGGATGTTATGTTTAACTGGAGAAGCTTTTATCACTTTTTGAAATTGCGTAATTCAGAACATGCCCAGAAAGAAGTGAGAGAACTAGCTCAACAGATGTTACAAATTGTAAAAGATTTACCCGGTAATCCATTTGAAAAAACAATTAAAGCTTTTAAGTTATGAGTAAGTTCAAAGCAGTAGACAAGAGAACATTCATTCAAAAGACAAAGGATTTTTCAAAAAGTCTTTTGTTCTGGAGGGGACGTTCTAAAGGTATGATTTATACTAGAAGTATAGAATTGGATGATATCCGTTATATTTTCTTTCCAAAAGGATTTGAGAAGTATGGATATTTAGGAACACAAATATGGAATGAAGAAGGTTCTTATTTCAAAGCACTCTATCCTTTAGTACTTGCTTTAGACTATGAAGCTAAACCAAAATGGTGCCCAAGATGGTTCTTACGTTTCTTACATGTATTTGGTTCTGACAAATCAATTGTTAGAGTCCGCAACTGGACCTTGCACAATTTGCTTAGACAATTAACAAAAGGAATTGCTTTTATTGATTGGAAAACAAAATGGGATGAGTATGATTTACGTATTTCAATTCATGCTGCTAAGCACTTACAAGATCTTGCTAGTGATATTGAACATGGATTTTATAGTAGAGGTAGACAGGAAGAAATAGTAAATGAGATTAAACAATTAGATCCTAATGCAAGTATCATTTGGGGAGATGTTAATAGATTAGAAAAGCAACTCCAGGCTTTAGAAAAAAAAGTAAAAAAGAAAAGACAGAAAGAAGCTCTCATTCAGATGATGAAGAATGATGAAGACTCAGGACTTTACAATAATGATTAAAGTAGAAGCTTTCAACTTTTATAAAAAGAAACAGGGACAGAGACAGTATCCATATGTATACTTTTATCCTCTGCCTTTATTTGCAATCTCAAAGACAGGCCCAAGGGACATTAAGCTCCACTTAGGCTGGCTTTAT